GTTTCTCCCAGGTTTTAGCTTGCCTTATTTAATTGATCGATAATCTTAAATGATTCGAAAGAACGAATACCGCTAACTTCAGTACCATATTGATTACGAATAAGACCATCAGTACCCTCAGTACTACGCATCATTTCGACATACTTGCGCAAACTGCTATCTGAAAATTTAAGGCTGTATTTGTCAAGACTCCATACGTATTTAACAAAATCACTGAAGAGAGGATGGAATTTGCAATTTTCTAGGATGGAAATGCTCCTAATGGAAAAGAAGTCTTTACCATCTAATCCATCATCCAAAAAGTCAGTGAACCTTTCTAGGTTCATTATTCTATTTAAAGCTCTGTAAGTAGAATATATACCACCAAGTTTACCTTTATCTATATAATCAATATGATAAAGACGTTGCAGGAATACGATAAAATTCGCTGCAGTATATGTTTTGTCCCTGTTAACCTCAAGACCTTCACGTTCGAAGCTAGCTAAGTAAGTCTCGACCTCTGACATGCCTGCCAATCGAGCAGCTGAATCGTCTCCGTGATATTGGCTTGAGTCACCACCAAGTTCAACAAGTCCAGTGTTGTAAGCAATAGTGGCTTGAATAACAGATCCAGCTTCATTGGTATCAGCTGATCCGCTAGGTAAGCCGTGAGGACCTTGCTTTAATCCATCGGGTGTTACCATAGGTACATTCACCCTTCTCTTACCTATTTCTAGTATAGTATCACAGTACAAAGGCTGAAATACCCTACATTTATACTCATCGTATAGAAGTTGCAGATTAGGACCGAGCGACCTATCATAGGCGCTGAAGTCTAATGACACAAGTAGTTCACCTCGAGAAACAGCTTTTACAACCATAGCTGTGATTACTTTATCTACTTCGTCAGGACCTTGTAAAGCAACTCTCCAAGGTAATTTCTTTTGATAATCCAAGAAAGGGTAGAAAAACTTACCTTCATAGATGATATTAGCTAATGCTATACCCCAGACGATACGAGTTTTTAGCATTTCTTGTGTCCTAACAAAAGGGACTGCTGCATACTCTTTGAGCCACTCACTCTCTAAGAATGCGTTATCTAAGAATTTATCTTTAACTTTACCTTTCTTTGTAAGATAAGGGAGTCCAGAATTAGTATCGCTTTTAACAATGCTAATAACTTTCTTGACATCCCATGGTCTTAATCTTGAAGGTGTAGTTACATTTAGTTGCTTTAGGTTGGTTTTGGAAGTGTTCTCACTCCAATATTCGTAGAATTCAGACTTGATATCACTCCAAGGCTTAGCTCTACTTCTACTTCCAAATTTATTTCTCTCATTCTCCTCGATAGAATCTAAAGTATCATTGATTACAGACTTATTATTATTGAAAACTAAATCCCAACCATCTAGAACTTTCGCTTCACCAATATTGTCAATAATAGGATTGCAAATATTTGGAGAGTCCAAGCTACCTTGTATAAGTCTGCTAAGGATGCGGGAAAGTTCAGAAACTTCTGTAGTATTAAGATCATACATAGTACGTACAGTCTGAAGTGTGCGGCTTAACCTTATCATAATCTACTTTAACGATACATTATTCTGATTCTTCTTTATCTTCCATCTTCCCTCTGCCTTTTCTTTTATTACCGTAGCTTTTCTTTTTACCACGAGGTCTTCGATCAGCCGGGAATTTCTTAGCAGATGCAGAGTCAACATCGAAAAGCTTGCCTAACCAATCAATACAAGGTTGTGACATAGCATCAACACTGTTTCCAGTTAATTCGTAAGTACCAAAAGGAGCAGAGTAATGTTCTCTTTTACCTGCAAGGTAATTTACATAAGGTTGTCTCTGAGGTAGTGTTTCAAAGTCGAAAGGACCATTAACACCTGAATAATTTGAAGGAATCCAGTTCATTTGACCATCATAGAAGCAGAATGAATATCTACTAGTATAACGAGTTTCTGGATCAGGTAAACCAAAATTATATGTACTAGCGTTAGGAACCAATGTTCCAGACCACTTGTTTGCTACTGATAAAGAACCATTCCAAATACTACATGAAGCTTGAATATCTCCAATTTCATCTTGCTCAAATTTCTGAGCAATAGCGAATTTAGTTTTCTGGTTTTTCTCAGATACATAAGGTAGATGATACGTGTAAGCTACAGTATTATCTGAAATGTATGTAGATTGTAAAGCTGGACTATTAATGAAGCGAGCTATAAACTTTTCCGAGTACTCAGGGAAGGTTTGAGTCGGATTAACAGTAGTAGCTACCCATTCAGGAAAAACTCTTGACATCATGTCAACAGTAGTTCTATAAGGGTTATTTGGATCATCAAGTTCGCCCAGATTTGTAATAGCGGCTTGCAGTCCCATAGTAATTACGTTGAAAATAGGCTTGCTTTGATCATACGCAGTTAATGGGACAGGAGTAAAACTTATAGTCTTAGAACAGTCACTATTTATGTTTGTTTTGTAGACAGAATACATATTAGCAACTTCCGAAATCATTGCTGGTGGAATTGGAAGTGCGTCAAGTCGCTCTTTTAATAAGCGTAAGTACTGTAAATCTGAAGTTTGAAACATCTGTCTAATTTTGTTTCTACTTATATCCCTTTGACCAGGACCTTGAATTACAGAGTAAGTATTTGCCATAAAGAAATACTTTGATAGCGTACTTAAGAGTAAGTTAAAGTAAGCGGAAACTTTCTCATATGTAAAGTTTACACCTGCATTAATATTAAAGCCAACAGAAGCTTGAGCTCTTAGCTGAATGTTAGGAATATAGACACTTTTCCAATAAGTTTCACTATACTCATTAACAGGAGGTATCAGTAAATTAATACACGCCATATCTGCGGTAACTTCTCTTTCATCAGTATTATGAGGAGTACCAACAGTAATAGTCGGAGCATTAATAATTGGAGGGTACATAGTAGTACTTACACCAGTTAGAAACTCAACCTTCATAGGTTCAGTGTTCATAGCGAAAGCACTTGTTTCTCCATTCATACCAAAGCCTTCTGCTTTGTTACCAATAACACTAGTACCGCCAGGACCGCCTAGTCCAGCTGATCGCGTTTTAAAGCGTTCAACCGCATCCTCAGCTTTCTGGACTACTGCTCTAGCGCCTCTGCCTGCTATATCTCTGACAGCTCTGCCAGCAATATTTCCGGCTACACCAATGACTTCATCGAACAGGTTAAGACCTGTACCAAAACCACTTGGAGCTAAACTTGCCGGTGTGAAACCAAGTAAGTTAGGGCCATGTTTAACAGTATCAATACTGATTAGTGTATTGTTAATTGCTTGAAATTTCTCATACTCTTCAGGGGTTGCTTGTCCTGAAAGTAAACTTTGAAATTGAGCTAGTGTGTAACTCGTTTCGTTGTCACAAGATTTAGAATATGAAACATATTCATTATAGAGTGAAGTAAAATCAGGTTTGTCCTCTTTCTCTACCATAAGTTGTTCTTTGCATGTTGTCAGACCACAGAACCAGTGGTGTAAAATTATTCAAATCGGAAAAGATTGAATCTGACTTTGTACTTTTTA